GCTGGACCGATTAAAAGAACAGCGGTATGCTGTGAGAGGTGTAAACTTCGGGTGGAAATCAAGCCGTCCCGTGATGTGGGGGAACAAGCGCGCCGAGATGTGGGGCGCGATGCGCGAGTGGCTGAAAACCGCAAGCATCCCTGTGGACAAAGCTCTGAAGGCAGACCTGACGGGTCCGAAGACCAAGCCTGACAGCAGCGGTACGGTGTTTCTGGAGTCGAAGAAGGACATGAGATCACGCGGCCTGGCATCGCCTGACGCAGCAGACGCGATCGCGGTGACGTTTGCGTTTTCGGTTGCGTCGCGCTTGGATGGAGGTCAGTCGTCGCGCGGAGTGTCCGTGTACGCGGTTCCGACCGTGAATTTCTGGGGGTCGTCATGCCGCGTATGAGCAACGAAGAGCGGATGCGCAGCGTCCACCAGCGGGCGCTGGACGAGTTCTCGAACATCCAGTCTGCGCTGCGCGACGAGCGCCTGCAGTGCCTGCAGGACAGGCGGTTCGCGTCGATTTCCGGGGCGCAGTGGGAGGGCCCGCTGCAGGATCAGTACGAGAATCGTCCGCGGTTCGAGGTGAACAAGATCACCTTGGCGGTGACGCGGATCATCAACGAGTACAGGAACAACCGGGTCACGGTTGATTTCATCAGCAAGGACGGCAGCAAGCGCACGAATCTTGCGGACGTCTGCAACCGCCTGTACCGCGCCGACGAGCAGGATTCCGCGGCGTCCGAGGCGTACGACAACGCCTTCGACGAAGCGGTGACGGGCGGCTTTGGCGCCTGGCGGCTGCGGGCGGTGTACGAGGACGAGTACGACTCGGAGAACGACCAGCAACGCATTCGGATCGAGCCGATTTTCGACGCTGACAGCAGCGTGTATTTCGACCTGGATGCCAAGCGGCAGGACAAGGCAGACGCCAAGCGCTGCTATGTGCTGACGGCAGTGTCGCGCGACGCGTACACCGAGCAGTGGGGCGACGACCCGGCGTCGTGGCCGAAGGAAATCTACCAGTACGAGTTCGACTGGAGTACGCCTGATGTCGTGTTCGTGGCCGAGTATTACGAGGTCGAGGAAGTCTCACGCGAAGTGCGGACGTATGTCGGCATTGACGGTGTCGAGGAGAAGTATTACCAGGACGAGTTCGAAAAGGACGCAGACTTGGAAAACAGGCTGCTGGCCACGGGCAATGTCGAGGTGCGTCGACGCCGCGTGAAGCAACGCAAGGTTCACAAGTACCTGATGTCTGGCGGCAAAGTGCTTAGCGACGAGGGGTTCATTGCCGGCGATCAGATCCCCATCGTGCCGGTGTACGGCAAGCGGTGGTTCATCGACAACGTCGAGCGCTGCATGGGCGTGGTGCGGCCGGCGAAGGACGCGCAGCGGCTGAAGAACATGCAGCTCTCGAAGCTGGGTGAGATATCCGCGCTGTCCAGCATTGAGAAGCCGATTCTGACGCCCGAGCAGGTTGCCGGCCACCAGATGATGTGGTCCGAGGACAACATCAGGCAGTACCCGTACCTGTTGATCAACCCGGTGACGGGGCCTGACGGTTCGCAGCAGATCAGCGGCCCGGTGGGCTACACGAAGTCGGCCGCGATCCCGCCAGCAATGGCGGCGCTGTTGCAGATCACCGAACAGGACATGGCCGACCTGTTGGGCAACCAGCAGAACGGCGACAAGATCGTCTCGAACATCAGCGGCAAGGCCGTTGAGATGGTGCAGCAGCGCTTGGATATGCAGGCGTATCTGTACATGAGCAATTTCAGCGTGGCCGTTCGGCGTGGCGGCGAAATTTGGCTGTCGATGGCCAAGGACGTCTACGTTGAGCCCGGGCGCAAGATGAAGGGCGTCGGGCCTCAGAATGAGGTGGCGATGGTTGAGCTGATGAAGCCCGCCATCGGCCCTGACGGCGAAGTGATCATGGACAACGACCTGAGCGAGGCCAGGTTTGATGTCGTGGCCACTGTCGGCCCGTCGTCGCAGAGCCAGCGTGCCGCCACAGTGAGGTCGCTGCTGGGTATGCTGCAGTTGGTGCAAGACCCACAGACGCAGCAGGTGCTGCTGGCGATGGCCTTCCAGAACATGGAGGGCGAGGGCATTTCCGATGTGCGGTCGTTCTTTCGCAATCAGATGGTAAAGGCTGGCATTCTGAAGCCGACCGATGAAGAAGCCCAGGCGCTTGCCGCTGCGATGCAAAACGCGCAGCCTGACCCGCAGGCACAATATCTGCAGGCCGCGGCGGCGGAGGCGATGGCCAAGGCGAGCAAGGCGCAGGCTGACGTCGTCAAGACCGTGGCCGACTCCGAGCTCGTGAAGGCCAAGACTGTCGAAACCCTGGCCCGACTGGAGATGGATGACCAGAAGGCCGCAATCGACGCCGCCAAGGGCGTCATCGAGGTGATTCGTGGCGGACCCGTTCCTCAATGAACTCCTGCGCCGCGCTGTCTTCGGGCAGGCGGTGCAGGGCCTCAACACCGGCTTCGCCCCGGTGCCCATCACGTTCGGCCCCACTGGCGGCACGCCGCAAGCAGGCGTCCGTGGCCAGATGGGCGGCGGTGGCGCACAGGAAATCATGGCGGACGGCAGTGACTTCGGCGCGCCCGGGGGGTTCACTGGCGACGGCGTGAACTTCAACAACGAAGCGCTTGCGCAAACTCCGTTCGGCCCAATCACGCCCGCGGATATCCGTGGGTTTTTTGCGAACCTTGCGACTCCTGTTGCGATCAATCTGGCGTCGAAGTTGGCGACAGGTCGCACGGTCGGCACTGCGCTGAAGGCTTCGTTGACGCCGGTTTCGGAGGCGTCAATTGCAATGAGCCCGCAAGCGTTTGACATGGCCCAGCAAATCGGCATCACGCCGGCTGAGGCACAGGGGCTGATCAACGCAATGGGCGGATCTGAAGCGGTTGCCGGCAGGGACCCGGGGACGGTTGCCGCCCAGGCGCTTGGTTTTGATATTGGCATGGGCACGTCGTATGGCGCCGTCGGCGGCGATGGCGGCATGTCCGGCGGAGGTTCGGCTGACAGTGGAGCAGCCACTGGCGGCGGAGTGATGTAGGCGCATCGCGCCAACGGCAACCACGCAGCCGGCAATGCGTGAGATGAGGTGAGCATGAACGAAGAAACAGTCCTAAACGAACTGGAGCCCGCGGCCGTAGAGCCGGAAGTCGAGCCCGAGCAGCCTGACGGCGAACCTCCGGAGGCGGAAGACGAACTCGTTGTCCAGATCGGCGACGAAGAGCCAGCCCAAGAGGCAGAACGCGCCCCCGATTGGGTGCGCGACCTGCGTCGTCAGCACCGTGAACTGCAGCGGCAGAACCGAGAACTGCAGGCCAAGCTGCAGACCGTCGCGCCCCAGCAGCAATTGACGCTGGGACCGAAGCCGACGCTGGAAAGCGTGGACTACGACAGTACCAAGTTCGAGCAGGAGCTCGAAGCCTGGTACACCCGCAAGCGCGAAGTTGATTCTGTGCGCGAACGCGCCAAACGTGCGGAAGAAGAGCAGACTCAAGCCTGGCAGTCCAAACTGGAGCAGTACGGCAAGGCCAAGCAGGAACTGCGCGTCAAGGACTACGACGAAGCCGAGGCTCTGGTGCAGGAAACCATGAGCACCGTGCAGCAGGGCGTGATTCTGCAGGGCGCCGAAAACCCGGCACTGCTGGTCTATGCGCTCGGCCGCAATCCGAAACGCGCCAAGGAACTCGCGGCCATCACCGACCCGGTGAAATTCGCTGTCGCCATCGGCAAACTGGAGAAGGACATGAAGGTTACCCCGCGCAAGGCGCCACCGCCAGAATCCACTGTTCGCAGCGGTACGCCGGCAAGCGCCAACGATTCGACGCTGAATCGCCTGCGGGCAGAAGCCGAGCGCACGGGTGATATGACCAAGGTCATCGCATACCGTCGCCAGATGCGCGAAAAGGAATCTGCGAGGCGCTAGACTTACCAGAGAGATGGTGTATAGTCCACGCCATCTCGGGTTTCGCCAGCCCCAAAATCGGCAGCGCAGAACAGAGCGTCCGCCCGGCTCCAACGGGGTGAGTAGCAGTCGCGGGTTACACCGCAATCGTCACTCATTTGCATCAGGAGCCTATCATGGCGAATTCGTTTTCCAAGGAAGAGCGCGTCGCGTTCGAGGACATCCTCGAGAGCTTCAACGACGCGCTCGTGCTGTCGCGCCACGTCTCGATGTACCGCACCGAAGGTACGATGATGGAGCGCACGAACAACATCATCTGGCGCCCGCAGCCCTACATTGCCCAATCCTTCTCGGGCATGGATCAGACGCTGAACTTCCAGCAGATGACCCAGCTGTCCGTGCCGGCGACGTTGGGCTTTCAACGCTCTGTCCCGTGGATCATGGACGCGCTTGAACTGCGCGAC